ATCGCTAAAGCTTCTTGTTGCTCACGATACGCGGCTTCTTTAGCTCTACGCTCGTCATGCCAAGCCTTCTTGTACTGCTTGAACTTTTGCTTTACGTTTTGAGAATAGTCTTCGGCTTCATCTGCCGTCTCTAATTCTTCTTTAATCTTCTCAGGAAGAGGTTCGACATGTTGGTCTTCAACGGGAGTGTCGTCAACAATCTTGACTTCGACTGGCTCATCGTCTTCAAACTTAATATCTATTTCTTCTTCTGCGGGTTTATTTTTAGACTCTATTTCGTCTGGAAATTGAAATGATTGCATGTTCGTTCCTCCTTAAGGACGATAAATTCCGCGTGGGTCTTCAACTACACCCTCGACAGAATCTTCATTGATCATACGGAATTCTCTTCCGTGGATTACCATTCTTGAGCCAGCGTTTGGTCTCACAAGAATAAAGTCTCCAACTGCACACCAAGGTCCTGATGGATATCTGACCTTATCTGTATAGCAGTCTGGTCCCATAGCCACTACGAATAAAACTGTGGTTAGCAATTCTTCATTCTTAATGGTTTCATCGGATTTGACAATACCGCTTGAGTACTCTTTCTCCTTTTCTGGAATCGCGCACAGTATTTTCCAGCCTGCGGGCTTGGGCAATTGTGTTGCCTTTTGCTCTTGGCTTTTATCCAATATATTGGACAAATCCACTGCTTGCGTTAAATCAACCACGTTTGTATCAGTCATCTGATTCCTCTATTTGTTTTGTCAGGTCTGTGATGTATCTGCGCACGGTGAGCAGACCTGTAATTTCCCCACACATTGCACAGTATTCGGCATAGTCCTTGGCTGATCTAGAGCCAAGGGCTTCTTCAAGTTGTCTAACCTTTTCATCGACTTTTTGAGCGACTAATTCGGTCAGTTTTGAGGTTTCATAACTCATTTATTACCTTTTTTAGGTTGATTTTGCTGTTTTTGAGCCATTTGGGACTGTTTTTCAGCCTGCATTCTGGCTGTTTCTGCCTGTTTTTCTGCTTGTAAACGAGCTGTTTCAGCCTGTATTTGCGCATTTACCATCTGCGCATGAGTCTGATTTTTTGACATTTCAGCTTGATTTTTAAGCATAGTCATGTGTTTTTGGATGTCTATAGACGATTTGAAGCCCTCGATCTCCTTTTGATGCTGTGCTTGCTGATGAACTGTGGCTGCTTGTACTGCAAGTTTTGCCCCGTCCGTCTGTTGTGTCGCTTGTATTCTTGATGCCTCAATCTGCAACTGCTGTGCTTTAAGTTGGGCATCAGATTGATCTTTCTGAGCCTTGCGTTGCAGGTCTTGTTGTTTGATCTGTAGCTCTTGTTGTTGAAGCTGAATAAGCGGGTCTTGGGCTTGTTGTTGATTCTGTTGTTGTTGAGCCTGTTGCTGGTGTTGCTGTAGCAGTTTTTGCGCTGCCTGAGCCGCCATCTGAGATACTTTGACTTCCATCTCTGGAGACATATTCTCATCTTCATCAGGTTTTTCGTTGTATGCGGGTAATGTTGTACCCATAGTCTGCTCAAGCTCTTTGCGATACTCCATGCCCAAATGCTCTGTAATGTGAGCTGACATTGCTGCCGTCAACTGTTGTGCGAGTTGCGGGTTCATGCCAATAATTTGCTGGATATGTGGGTCTTGCATTGCTGACATATGGACTGCTATGTGAGCCTTATGGTCTTGGTAGCTGAATGCTTTGACTGGTTTGTTACGCAATATATCTTGATTCTCAGATACAGGGTCACGCGGCTTAATATCATCTTCCATTGGCACAAGCTTTTGGTAATTCTTAATGCCAATCACTTCTAACATCTGACGATGTAATAGCGGAAGATCATATATCTGTGGTGCTGTTTGTGCTAGTTGTAATGCAGCTTGATACTGAACAACTTTTTGAGCCATAGTTGCCGCATTCGGATCGCTGACTGGGATGATGTTGACCATCTCATAGTCTTGTCTCTTAGCACGGCGGTTGCCTGAGTCTGGATCGTAGTCATACTCGTCTGTACAGTTCTCAGCTATGATTTCCTTTAGCAACTCGAACTCTTGACGCATTGCATAATGTATTCTAGCTTGAACAGCAGACATTGCCTTAAGAGTTCTCTCAAGGATAGCAAGCGTAGTTCCTACAGGAGAAGCTGCAGACATATCACTTACTTGTAAATCAGCTGCGCCAGCAAACTTTCTACCTTCTTCAATGATACTATTAAATAACGTAAAAAGAACTTGGCTTGGCTCCTTGTATGGTAGCGGCATGATATTATCCCGCATTGTTCCACTAGGTACATCTACGTCACGGAACTCTCCAGGTGCTATAGGTGTGTCATCACCTTTCGTACGCAGCCCTCTAGTTTTGAAGCCCCCAGGCAAGTTAGATAATGTACCAGCGTCCACAAGCTGACGAAGAATGCTAGTACCAGACTTAGCAAAAGCGCCAATAAGATGTATAAGTCCAAAAGCATAAAAACCAAACCCTGGAATATAAGGGTAATGAACAAAGTGCTTACGTTTTTTATAAAGCTTATCGCCTTTCTTCCAGTTCCTTCTGATTCCGAGTACATTGGTTGTTCCCTTGTCTATAGTAATAATGTAAGGCAATGCTAAACCTGTTGGCTCGCCTTCATCGTCAACGTGCTCAAACCCTGGTAAGTCCCACTCTACCTGCATCTCAAGTAGTTTGTATCTATTGTCTGTTTCAGCTCTAAAGCCTAACTTCTCAGCAATTTTCTTCTCAACTTCATCAAGAACATTGCTTGGTTCACCAAGATCTATATCTCTATAAAACCCAGAGTGAATGAGCCTCTTCATCTCATTTTCAGTCTTTCTCATCACGTGGGTAATACGTTCTGCACTATCAAGGTCTGACGCGCCGTACGGGACAACTACATCTTCTGCGGGTACGTAAACAGACGTCTGTCTATCAAGATCAGAATCTTCATATACTTTCTTAAACGCATTACCTGATAGTCCCAAGCCCCACAACATGCGCTCATGCTCAGGTCTATATTCTTTCATTACCTCAGTGATCTCATAGTTCATATCATCATGAACACGTTCTGCTGCTTCTTTTTTCTCAGGTGTTTCTTTGCCAATGATTGCTGTCTTGACAGGTCCCGCTGCAGGGAATGTCTCCATCATTGTCTCAGCCTGAAACTTCACAAGTGCTTCTGCAAGGAGTGGGTGAAACACGCCACACGCGCCAGGCCAAGGCTCTATTCTTTCTTCTATCTTTAATCCAAGAAGTTCTAGTCCGTCGGTGTAAGTCTGTATCCATTCTTTACGCGAACCAACGTCTGCTTCATAGTCACTGATAAGCTCAGATGCTATTTTTAGCAACTCTCCTTCATTCATGTACTCAGCCAAGTTATCATCAAATCCTTCTTCATTTTGATCGGCTTTCTCCATGTGCATCGCAAAGTCAGGGCCCTCAATATCTACTGCTTCTGGATCTTCAATATGAATTTCAAGAGGTTCTTCACCTTCACCTAATTGATCTAGCCCTTGTGGGCTTTGATATAGCGCTTTATCTATAGCCATTTTGTATCCTTAATAGTATGCGGGCCTCTTGCGATATTGACGCAAAAAGGTGTCGTCCGGTTCATCGTTGGGTAGGCGAAGGAATCCCCCTTGCCTAAATCTGAGGAGCGCGAGTGTTGTAGAGTCCACCAAGTCGTCGTTTGCCCCGCTTGGGAAGTCATTACATTCTTCAATTACTTCTTTTGCCCATCTGCGGTCTGGTGCCCACACTATGCCTGAAGCAAATAAATCTGATACTGCATTAACTCGTGCAATTTTATCCTGTCCTTTACCTGGAGTAAACTCCCCTACCGGGACGCCCATCCGTCTAAATTCTTGATACAAAGCCGACCCGTTTGATTTCTTCTCAACCATAAACGCATCAGGTTGCCACTCTTTATATTCTTCTAGTACCAGCTTTTTAAGTTCTGGATACTCCATACGTTTCTTTATCGCGTTGAGCAGTATGATTGCGAAGTTATTTGTCTCTTCGTTGTAAAACACACCCCAAGTTGTGAGTGCGTTAAAGTCTGCTCTGTTGTTTGATTCTTGCGCCGCATCAAGAGACATAATGGTAAATTCACACATTGGCGGATGGTCTTTATCCCATATATTCCACCATTCTCTTTTTATAAGTGCGCCCTCTTCACTCACAGGATTTTGCATGTATTGCGCATTCCAGTAGCGAATATCTAACGCGGCTTTCTTTGCATACAACTCTTCTACGGGCCAAAACTCAGGCCACAACGCTTGACCATCTTCTTTGATTGCAGGGAACTCAACTACTTCCCACTTATCAACTTGATCATCTTTATCCATTTGACTAACGATCTGTCCAGTTAAATCTAACTTAGACCACCGAGTCATCACGACCACAATAGCACCTCCAGGCATAAGACGCTGCAAAGGGCCAGACTGAAACCACTCCCAAGCAGGAAGAAATACTTCAGGTTTCCCAGTTTTGGCTTCTTGCTCCGAATGTGGGTCATCAATAATAAAAAGGTCTGCGCCTCGACCAGCCAAAGCACCGCCAACACCGATAGCAAAGTATTCACCATTGAAGTTTGTCCCCCATCGTGACGCCGATTTACTATCAGCTTGTAATTCTATTTGCGGAAAAATATCCTTGTATGAATCTGAACCCACAAGATTACGCACTCGACGACCAAAGTTGACTGCCAGATCAGCAGTGTGCGACGCCATAATAACCTTCTTTTGCGGGTACTTACCGAGGAACCATGCAGGTGCGAGATAGGAAATGAGCTCAGACTTACCGTGTCTTGGCGCAATATTAACGATGACACGCTTGCTCTTTCCTGCTGCGATATCTTCAAATATCTGAGCGAGTTTAAGATGGTGTGGGCCAACTTTGTAGCCAGGATATACATGCTTAACAAAATCCAGAAAAGAGTCCTTTCCAACAGATTGAGTAATTTGTATTTGATATTGGCGTAGTAACTCAAGAGTCTTCCTTTTTTGTTTATCAGGCATCGTCGGCAATGCCTGACGAATTTTGAATAGTTGCTCCGGAGTTATATTAATCGCCGTCATTTACGATCTGCTTAGCTTCGACGTCAATAACTTTTGTTTCAATACTCTCTAATGTCTGTAAAAGTTCTTTCTCAACTTCTTCCATCGTTTGATGTTTAACAGTCATTTCACTACGTTTCTTAAATGCATCGACACCGTCTATCTCACCTAGTTTAGATAGAGCAGCTACACGTATCTTTGCATCTCGTGCATTCTCAACTTCCATAACAAGTTTGTTGACCACGTACATTTTTAAATCTGCAAGGTCATCTACGATTGCAACATTAGTCTGTGCAACCATGCCTGCAAGAAATGCAAGTGTTTCGTTTCCGTACTTAGAAAAGTCTGGTCGATGATGAGGATCTTCCATCATCTGTTTTGCTATTTGCTTGGCGGTATCTACATCGCCTTGATTTGGTACGAGAGGATTTCCAGTGAGATCAGACATGAGCTTTATAACATTGGCTCGCATCTCTAATTCTTGTGCAGGAGATAATTCAGGGAAGGCTTCCGCTGCGCTGCTGGGCAACGGTATATTTTCTTCTATCGGAGGGATCATCTCATCCATGTCTACCTTTGTTGATTAGTAGTTTGTCGCATTATATAGTAAAACTGGACGAACCACGACTTATTAGGGTCCTTTTTTGGCAGGACGAGTTATGGAAAATTTTTTATATATTTAAATTAGGGGCGATGTAACTTGACATATAAGGGGGTGGGTTTTGAAAATGAAGGGGTTATTTGTGTTCAGCTAAGAGTAGAGAGGCGACGGAGAGGCTCATTTAAGAAAAGGGGGGTGGGGGGTCGTGCCCTGTACCCCAAACTGGACGTACACCCTACATATGGGGTAAAATACACTTAATGCAAAGCAATAGTGCAATGCAGATTATGAAAGGTACATCATGTACAAGATAACTGTTCAGTGGGAAGATCAAGTGTTTACTCATGTCACATACACAAAGCGTGAGGCTTATGAATACCTCCATTCATATCCTAAGCGTAACATCTTCGGTGTTATATATAACATCTTCGGTCAGCGCCTAGCAATACGCTACGCACGTTAATCAACCCGAGGGGCTTTGCCCCTCACCTTAAGGAACTATCATGCGTTTAATTATTTTCTTTGGTGTTTGTGTTTGTGCGTTAGGTATATTGTTATCAGCTGTTGGATTACTTCAGCAGTCGTTAACACCACATGGAGCTGCTTACTGTGAACTAGCCTTCACAATCATGGGCGGTTATTTAATGTCTTTACTAGCAAGGAGCGAGAAATGAGTAGCTACACAATTGACTATGGCAATATCCCAGATGGCGATCAAAAGATGTACTGTGCAATCCAAGACTGCAAGAAGTACTTAGGTACAAGGCAGTTCAAGAAGATAGTATACATACTACAAGGTGACAAGGGTCAGACACCTAGAAACTTGGTCAGACTCGGGTTAGCTCTACAAGGCATCCAAGGTTATCCTGCAGATGCAATGATAGATATGTTTTGGGATTCACAGCGTGAACTAGACTTCAGCTGATAGCAAAGGAGGACGCACAGCGTTCTCCTTTTTTTGTGCCCACACATTTGATACCAGTTATTGAGGGTCGGGCGTGTCGGATCGTGCGCGGTTCAAGCGAGTTATTTAGTAATCCACGCGTACGTGAAAATTGATATTGTTATCGGTATCAGTTAAAATTCTCATATCGGATAAAATGATTTATCTGATATTTTTTAAACTTTCTAGGAGATAGCTATCATGGCTACAAAAAAATCGGTTTCCGTTTCCGTTTCCCCAATTACATCTTTAAAAGATGGTGCGTATCAACAAGCTACTGCACATTCTAAGATTAGAGACGTAGCTAATTATTGCCTTGAAAATATTGCAGGGTTTCCCGAATCATTACCCGATGAGTCGAGAGCACAATTGTATGAGGGCTATCAATTAAGATATGCTCAAAATAACCCTGCAAAGACTTATGCGGTTATCAACTCGCACTACGTTACACGTACTGCAGAGCACGATGACAAGGTAGAAAAGATTGAGTTATCTGTTGCGTACGTGATGAGTTTTACATCTCAGGAATTCGGTAAACTCAAAAATGATAATCCTGAATTGCATGGATTAGTTAAAACTCTAAGAGATTCAGTAGGCACGTATTGCAGTAATCGACGTCTTGATCTAGTTCGCATGGCTAATAATATTTTAGCCGAGAAAGAGGGAAAGGCTAAAACTCGAACTGCAAACAAGGATTTTGACGAATCCATAATCGCTATGTTTGAAACATTCGATACCAAAGTGAAAACTGCAAAGAAACGTGGAGACGTTACTGCTGACGATCAACGATACAAAAAAGCAAAAATTGCATTTTTAGCGATTTGGAAACCCAATGCTTAATTAGCATTATCTAGAAACCTCCTAGTCGAAAGGCTAGGAGGTTTTTTTTCGCCCCGACTATTTGATACCAGTTATTTGAGGTCGTGCGTGTGAATAGCGTAGGCGCATCGCATAGCAGAGTCTTAATTAGCTTTCCACGCACACGTGGAAAATCTTGTTCTATTTCTAAAAAGTAGAACAAAACCATGTTTGCATCATCTACCATTCTCAGAACTGATAGAAAATAGTTTGTTCTATTTTTAAAAAGTAGAACAAGACCTACATATGGGGATTTGTTCTATTCTGTGTTCTCAGTTGTGCCTAATTTTTAATCAGCGTAGAACAAGAAAACCTAGTATCCATGCGGGTTGCGGAGGTTTTGTTCTAATGTTCTACGTTTTTCGACAATGAGTGTCCAAAAATACGAAAAAACTTTGTTCGCAGGACTTGTTTTGCCAATGCAAGACTTTAGCAAAAAACATCAAAAATAGGAGCGTCCTCTCGAAAATCGTAGAACATTAGAACAAGAATATATTATATATAGTACTTATTATATTAATATTAATACTTCCTCTTACAGAAACTAATACCTCAAAGCAAAAAGTAATACCTAACCATGTTCTAAAAATCTTGTTCTATTAGAACAAAAATCGGAACACCAAGAACAAACTCAGAACATCACATCTGCCCCACTATTTAAAAAAGTTATACAACAACCGAGTTTATATGTCAAGTTATGTTATACTTATATCTGAGTCGCAATGAGTCTTCAATGCGTTCTCATTTAGCTTTCCACGTACACGTGGAAAATCTCATCAATATCAACTGGAGTCAGCATCATGCAAAGAACCGATCAAATCATTCAACTACACCTATACGATGCAAATCGTAATGACAAACACTATTACATGGTCAACACGTGTGACCCCGATGTACAGACCGATGAGTATTCAGACATCGACGATGACCTTGCGGGTTTGACCATTCACTATGAGGAGGAGTACTTCTCAACCAACACCTACATGACCGAGGAAGATGAGATACAAGAATGTCTACTCATTGAACTTGAGTGCCAACTCATTGCCAACAACTAACAACTAGGAGATTATTATGGGACGTATGAAAGATGTACACATTGACTTTATGGATGAGCATGGCTATGAGCCTACCAATGAAGATATTTTTAAACGATACATGGTCAAAGCCATAGGGATGTCCGCACCACATTGTCGTAACTGCGATGAAGAGTATTCCATCGAGAGGTGGAAGCTTGGTTACAAGTGGTGCATGGACTGCGGTGAGTATTTCGTATCACAGACAAAGCGCACAATCGTGCCCATGCACAAATCCAATTATGTTCTCATCACCGATCTCAACGATCTCAAAGGTATCAACAACAAAGGAGGTAACGTCAAATGATTGCTTTAAAGCTAAAAGTTAAAGACCAATATGGTCAAAGAGTTTTCTATCCCATGTGTGTAGTGAGCGATATCTTCGCACAGATGCTAGGCACAAAGACATTGACAGTAAGGGCTATCAACCACATCAAAGCATTGGGTTATGGCATTGAATTCATACACGACGAGGTGACACTATGACACAGAATAACTTTTCACTAGACGATGGAGACGAGAGTTTCATTATCAACTTACTTTTAGATCAGGGTCGGATGCTCGACTTAGATACCAAGATGGCAGACATGAGAGGACTCATGGTGTTGTCTAAAAAGTATGGGGCTGAGTACTTAGCTGAGGCGATATATCGTGTCCACTCAGATATGAAACTAATCACAGATGCATTGAACGATGTCGGATGCGAGTTCGACCCCAAGCTATGAAAACCGATTTCACTAAAAACTACAGAATTAGATACAAGGAGAAAGATATGGGATACAGATCAGATGTAGCGTACACGATACGCTTTAACCACGAGGACGACACAGTAGTCGACCATTCGTTCTATACATTCTTAGCTGAGGCAAAGTCTAAACCTGAATACGCTCTTGCTCTCGACGATAAAAACATAGAGATTGACGAGGTGCGTTGTCGCATTAACTTCTCGGCAAACGATGTGAAATGGTACGAGGGTTACCCTGATGTCGACTCACATACGAGACTTTTAGAACTTGCAAAGGACTGGGCAGACAACGAGGCGAACCCTAGCATTGGTTATATGTTCATGAGGGTCGGTGAAGAACCTGCCGATATTGAGCACTTAAATGGTGGTGCGTATGACTGGGACTGGATGCAAGTCAGTCGGCAAATCGTAACGGACTGGGACTAAAGTCGTTATATAACTGG